AAAAGTCGTTTTCATTTTGTTTCCTGTTAAAGACATTTCCATTTCCTGAATAGTATAACTCACTTTGAACCCGCTGTCTCTAAAATAATATCGACAACGGCAATAGCTGCCATACGACATTGATGCATAGAAACAAGTTGATTGCTTGGATATGGCTTTGTCTTCTGCATAGTTTCATAGATTTGATGAGTGATCTTTTCACGAAGTACAGATGGCGTCTCGGTCATTTCAATTCTTTCATAAAAATTAAAGATAGACTGGAAGGAGTGTCCTTCATCATCGGGTTCAAAGCCGCGAGGTCTTTATTAAACGACAGTCTATCTACTTATAATATATCAATTTGACCAAATGTCAATCGATATATTAATCTTGGATAAAGGTTTTCTTCTTATCTTTTTTGGAATTGATCGGAATAGATTCTTCCTTTGCCTTATCTGTGGCATAGGAAATAAGAATCTTCAAGATACCATCTTCCAAAGTAACATCGTCTACGATACTATTATCTGGAACGACAAAAGAAACTGCATAATGGTTTTTATTGATACCACGATATACATACGGACGTTCGCCAGCATCGGAACGCTTCGCATGAATAGACACACGGTTGTCCTTCTTAGACACATCGATGTCTTCTTCTGTAAATCCAGGAAGAGCAATCTCGATAATATGTCCATTGTCCGCAAGAGAAGACTTACGAATAATATTATAATAAGGAATATGTGTCAAATCAGAATTAAGGTTTGCAGTTAGCTTCATCAATTCTTCATACTGATTAAAAAAAGTCTTAAGCATCATGTGTTTCTCCATTTAAGCAAGATATATTAAAGCGTCCCACATTGGCAACGCCAAGCATATATAGTATTTCTTATTTTATTTGTCAAGCCATGAAATCATCAAAATTCTTCTTTTTGCTTTTCCATGTTGCCTTCATGTCTTCTTCGTAACGTTCGCCATACTGAGTTTCATCCATCACAGGAACATCTTTATTCTTCTTCCTCTTCTTAGGAGTTGAATTGTCGAGATCGTCCTGTGCAGATTGTTCTGCGTCGAACAACTGCATCTTGGCTCTATCCATACCAATAACAAACTTCTTGCCGTTCTCTGCATATCGGTTCTTGAGGATTTTCACCATTAGCTGATGCATTTCTTCAAGTTCTTCGGTAGCAATAAGAGCAAACATTAAGTCGGCAGTAGCAGGAACGCCAAAGCTTTCTGATGTGTTTGCGAGGTCAACATCACTAGATGCATAACCATCACGATTTGTTTGTGTAGCGGTAAAGATAGCAGTCTTTGTTTCTACAGCTAGACCACGAATTTCTTCTGCAATAGACTTGATGTAAGTATAGCTATTGACGCTATTCCCCATCTTCATCCTAGATGATGCACAGATATTCAGATAGTCAATATAGATAACATCAGGAACGAAGCCCTTCTTTAGCTTTAGTTCCTGAATAAGATGCTTGAAGTGAGATACGCCAGCGCCACTGGTTGGATATTCCTTAATAATAAGTTTACCCTTAACCTTTGTCTTGACACGAGCCATCTTCTTCTGGAAAGAATCACGAGGAAGTTCACGTAGTTCTTCTGTCGAGACATTCATTAAGTTTGCGTCGATGCGTTCAGCAATACGTTCTTCTGACATTTCCATTGTAATGTAGAGAACATTCACACCATGCAAAAGATTAGCAGCAGCACAGTGAGCCATAAACATCGTCTTACCAACACCAGTAGAGGCAAGAGCAATACTCAAAGTCTTTCTTGCGACACCTCCCTGTGTTACCTTATTGAAAATATCAAGATCAAACGGAATACGATCTTCCTTCGTATGATAGAAGTCATATCGCTCTTCTGCATTATCAATAAAGTCGTGACCAACATTTGTATCAAAAGATACAGCCAAGGCTTCGGAAAGGATTTCAGGAATAGACCCCTTATCCTTATCCTTATCATTACCAGAATGGATAGCGATACTTTCCATCAAGGCGTTATAGACTGCTTGTTCTTGACAGTAACGTTCTGTTTCATCTAGAAGCCAGTCAGAATTTGTCTGATCATCATACTGAAGAGAAGACACAAGTTCTTGTGTATCTTTGAACAACTCTTCATTAAGTCCTGTTTTGTTATCAAGGTCAATATGTAGAGCCTCCTTTGAGGGAGGCTCATTATATTTGTGTGTGTATTCATCAATCAAAGAAAACAAGGTACGATACGATTGATCAGCAAAATATTCTGGCTTTACGAAAGGAAGAACCTTTCTCGCATATTCCTTATTGTGAATAAGGTTTGATAGAATAGTTTGCTCAATCGACATTAATTTCTCCTAGTTATAGAACGAGTATATAGTAGGATTATAAAAATGTCAACCTTTAATCGTCATCCTCTGCAATATTTTCAGAAGGAGGAGCCATTGCTATTTGATACATTTTCTTAATCTTATCATTGAAGAGAGGATTAGAAAGCATAGCCTTCCAGAATTCAGAAGTATTGGTATCTTTAAACCTAAACTTCTTGTCTTCTACTTCTCCAGTTTCTAGATTAACACGAGAATACCAACCATTAGAAGGCTTGACAACAAGACTGGCTTCCATTGCAATATCAAGAAGACCAGACCACTTATTAATTCCGCCTTCGTATGTTACTGTGAATGGGAACTTAGCCTTCTCTTTAACGAAACGAGACTTCTCGATATTTATTGTAAAGTTCCAACCAACAAGATCAGAACCATCTTTTTCTTGTGCCTTAGAAATAATAAAAATTTGATTGGCAGAATATGTAACAGCAGTACCGCCGCCTACAACAGACCTGGAAAAGAGTTCCATAGTTTGATAGATGTGATTGACGACAATCATAGGAATGTCCTTCATCGTCAAGTGAGGTGTAATGATACGAAGAAGAGAACGAATAGCCTTAGCACGGGTCATATCAGTGACAGACTTTTCGTCCATTGCATCTTCTACTTCCTTCTTGGATGACAACGCACCAAGAGAATCAAGAAGCAAGAATACACGATCACCACGATTAATTTGTTCTAGACGCTTAACAATATCAAACTTGAGTTGCTCAATGTGTTCAATAGGAATGTGAATAACTCGTGAAGTATCAATACCATTACTAGAAAGATATTCTGGAGTAATACCAAACTCCGAATCATATACGATGGCGATTGCATCTGGATACTTATCGAAGTAAGCCTTCATACAATATAGACCCAACAAGGTCTTGAATGACTTCGATGCGCCAGCAAAGATTGTCAGACCAGGAACTAGACCACCATCAAGCGATCCAGAAAAAGCTAAGTTTAGGATTGGAAGTTTTGTCTGAATGATATCTTTCTTATTGAAGAAAGCAGACTCAGAAAGAGTAGAGGCTAGCTTAATAGAACCAGCAGCCAACAGCTTGCTCATTAGTTTAGTATTCATTGTATTTCCTTTGTTTGTTGATTGTTTTAACGAGAGGAACTACCTCTCAGTTTTATTTAGACTTGTCGATTGTATCAAGTCGCTTAAGAACTTCTGCGATCTTGGCACTTCGATTTGGCCAGTAAATATATGGCTGGGTATCGGCATCCTTCAGTAGATTGTTCAATAGTGGCTTGAACAATGAAAGCACTGCCGCATATTTTTGTTGGTAGGTATCAGCAGAAACTTTAAATGTCTCTGCCACCTTATTGATTTCTTGTTCACTGACTGTGGTAAACCCAAAGTCAAAATCATCATTATTCATCCTCAAAGTGTCCTTCTAGTGTTGATACTTCTTCTGTAGTCCAGTTGATAGCCTTAGTGATATTCTTAATTGGCTCTAGAAATGCTTTATCGAATTGAACAGAATAATCAATAAACCTATCGAGGTTTAGTTCTGGCGGAAGCTCACCATTACAAGCAAGAACGTTCTCTTGGAAGGTATTTGGAAGTTTCATATAACAAAACTTGATCTTCTCTCCTTCTTTGATTGTAGCATATCGCTTGTTTAAATTGTTCTTCCTAAGAAGATCATTATAGACAATAGCTGCTCGAACATGCATTGGTACGCCATCTTTATATAACTTCATGTCCCCATTAGAATACTTTTCAATATTATTGCACCCACGAGGGAATGCAATCTCTTCAAAAGACATCTTCTTAAAGTCATTCCTAAACTTATCAATAAACAAAATTAGTTCTTCGTTTGTGCCTTGCATGATAATGTTTAGGCTGTCTTTAATCTTTTCCCGGCAAGAGCCAGGAGTTGAAGATCGCACGGCTTCAACTCCCTTGATGTATAGCTTAGGCTCGTCATATCGGAAACCTTCACTATCATAAACATTCATGATGTACTTCTTCTTCGCAAGGAAGATAGCAGTATCACAGATGTTCTCTCGCTTCATCTTCATTTGATTTACATAAGAATTGGTATAATTCTTTAGCCGCTCAAATGAATCTTCAATGATCTTCTCAAGTGTTTCAGAACAAACCTTATTAACAAAGTCTGTAATCTTGTGAACATCCTTAGAGTTTCCAAATACACTCTTGACGATACCATCCAAAGAAACAAAGACCGAATCAGTATCACAATATACTACATATTCTTTATTGTCTGTCTTCAGTGTCTTGTTGATGTAATTGTTAATATCATTGGCGACCCACCGAATAGCCAACTGACCGTGAAGAGTAATACCCTCTGCATAGTCATTTTGATAAAAACGAAACGATGCATTTCCAGTTGCGCCATAAAGACTGTTCAAAACAATCTTCTTGACTAGCTGAAGGTTGTGATAACGAGAAATCAAATTTGAGTTTTCTTGACTTGGGTTTGCCTCGTTCTCAACCTTAGCTGCCTTTAGCTTCTTCTGATATGCCTTACGCTCATCATACATCTTAATGACGAGTTCTGGAAAGATACCTCGTTTGGACTTATCCCAAAGAGCACCATTTGCCGATAAAGCATAATTGCTTTCGACTAGCTTATCACGAAGTTTGTCACTCAACTTACCATCAAGCAAAGCATCAATGTCTGGTATCTTTGGAATCTTATTAACATAAGTTTCTGGACTCATATTATTCTGAACAATCAAACTTGGATACAGACTGTTAACGTCGAAGGTAGCAACCCACTTGTGCATTCCAATCTTTGGTTCACGAACATATGCACCAGCAAACTTTTCACCCTTTTTATAGTCCTTAGCCAAAGGAATGACAATATTACGATCAAGAAGATAATTATGAATAATAATATCCCACAGACGAATGCTCGTAAACATATCGCTGTATGTAATCTTGGCATCATAAGATAGTGTCATACCCAGAGCAAGAAGACCTAGCTTCTCCTCTAGCCTAGCTACTAGTTCAACGTCATGAATGTTGTATTCAAGATATTGCTGAAAGTTACGACGATAGAGATCGGTTAGTCCGTCATATCCTGTATAGTCTAGCTTACGTTCACCGAGTTCGACGAAGGCAATATGGTCTAGCTTATAGCTTTCCTGCTGAACATAAGTGAATTGCTTATAAACCTTTAGATAGTCTAGAACACAAACTCCCATTGGACGGAAGGTTTGTTGCTCTCGACCTTGAATTTCAATCTCACGCTCATCAAGAATCTTCCAAGGCGAAAGACGCTTTGCCTGATCTTCATTCAATACACGCTTAATACGATTTACAATGTAAGGAACGTCAAAGAACTCGATGTTCCAACCAGTGACCACATCAGGATCAGTAGCTTCCCACCACCCGATG